TCGTACCGTTTGCCATGAGTTCCGAAAGCCTGAACACCCGTGGCTGGCTCCCGATACCCCCTGTTAGGTATAGTCGTATGCAATGGCGACAGGCTCCAGGGAAGACATCAAAGTAAACCAACGGGTCGGGGTCTTCTTCCATCATGATTTCGGCTCTTCCGAGATTGTATATATCTTGACTTTCCGTCTCAACGATACGTCCCCAATCCCGCTGCCAGTCATTCATTTGGTTAGCGAGGTTTGAAGTAATCTTCTTGACGGAACGCTTCTCGAACGTGCCTTCGAGCATCTCCTTCCGTAAAGTCGCATCAGCCTTTGCCTGCTCTTGAGCCTGTAAGTAACTGAGTTCCTCTGCGGAAATTGATGCTCGGACATCGTTCTTGATGCGGTCGGCAAATCCTTTGATATGAGTATAAGTTTTGTTAGCGGCAACCTTGTAGAACGCCATTTCCCTCGCTGTGGGCTCAAATAAGCCCATTTTAGACAGAAACGCAGTAAACTCGGAGTAAGTCATCTGAGCGGTGGCTTTCGTCCCAACAGCAGCCGAAACACGACCAAAAAGAAACGCTTGATAATGGGAAGGGAATTTAGGAATCAGTTTCACCAAGTCAACCCCTTTCTTCTTCAAGAGCACAAGGTCTTCAGTTGTTAGGTAGTCTTTCCCCAACACTTGTGCAACCATCTTCACTACTGCGAGGTCGATGTTTGTCAAAATCTTCTTTATTTCATCTTCCGTGAATAACATTATCTTTTCTTCTTTTGTATTTCAACCATAGTTTCAACAACGTCTCCGAACAGTTTAACAGCGTTGAACGCATTCTTCCCTTTACCCTCGTATTCCTTTTGAACCTTTGGATATCTCATCGGGTCGACGTGATGATGAATTCGGGGTGATGCTGGTGCTTTCATTTTCTCATTCCTAATTGTGAATCAATGAACTCCAAAGCCTTTCCGAGAATAGGGTTCTCCATAGACTTTTCAACCATCATCGCCTGTATAGCCTCTTCCGCTGTTTTAGGTGAGTCGTTTCCTTCTTCGCCATCGACGATTTCGTTCATACCCTCGCCACCCATCATTTTGTTGCTCTGAGCCGACTGATATACCGTGTTAAGGATAGTATCCTTATTCGGGTCGAACTTTCTGCCTGAATACTTTGCGAACATATCCTCAAGCGATACAAAGCCAGCCTCAGACTTCTTCTTATCAAGTTCAACCTGTGCTGCCTCGTCCTCGATTTCAATACCTGTAAACACGAGTTCCAAGCGGTCGTCAATTTCGCTGATAATATACTTATTCAGGATATTCTGATAGAACACTAACAGCGGAGTCAGACCTTTCTGTTTAGAGTGGTCAAGACGTTCCTTCTGTCCTTCCTGTCCAAATATACGGGCAGCGTCCTGGAATTGAAAGCCCAACTCCGATGGGTCCATACGGTACACGGCACACGCAATCACCAATAGGAACTTAATCCATTCAGTGAACTCCATGTCTCGGTTCGTCTGCTGTAAATCAATCCACTCAAGGTCTATTCCCTGAATGACGGGTATCTTGTGAGAATTGTACACGGTACTCATCGTCTGTTTCCAATCCTGACGAAACTCGTTCAGGGTTCCTTGGTCGACGTTTCCGTTCTTCACATTGATAAAGCCTTTCGGCTGGCTACCTTGTTTGAAGAAGTTACCATTGTACTGCATTCCCCACAAAATCCATGTCACAATTTCAATCAGCGTTTCCAACTCCGAACAGCCGTATCCATTACGCAACACGTTGGTCGTCTTATTACGGATACCATAACCCAACTCCCACGGATAGAAAACTACATACTCATCTGATACAGGGTGACGGATAATCTGCCCATCCCATACCATAGCATAGCGAGGTAAATAACCGTGCCAGCGGAAGTTCTCGAACATCTGTCTGTATCGTGGGTCGTTCGTGTCTAACTGCCGTATCAGGGCAGCGTCAACGGCACGATACTTCTTGAGATTCATATTCCTTGCTCGAACGAGTTCGAATGTCATCTGGTCAAGCACAAGAGAGTCTCTCAATACTTTACGGGTAAACTCTTGAAAGTTGTCCTCGCATTCCCATTTGTCATTCTCTCCACCGTCTTCAAGGAAACGAACTATGTAATCGACAATCTTCTTGTCTTTTGCTGATAGTTCCTTTTCGTCGGAACCCTCAGAACCTGGACTTCGCTTGTAACGAATTTGGTATCCTGGCTTCTGGTCGTCAACGCTGTACTTCAAAAAGTTCTGAACCTGTTCAATACGTGTGTTGATAATAGCCTTAATGATGAAGATATCGCCCATTCGGTTTAGAGTCCCAAATGCTATACCGTTGTTCGGGTCGCGATACCCCTTACCATTGAAGCCTATCTCCGACGGGTTCCAAAGGATTGATTTAATTTCCGGCTGGGGTGCCCTCCTGCTGTTCTTTTGTTGCTCAGCGATAAACGCTTGTGCCTTCATCACCTCTTCAAAATTCTCTGAGTTTAGGGACTTCTGAAGACGGTTCCTCAACGCTATCGGAGCAGCCTGAGCCATGATTTGGAGTTCCTGAAGAGACAGTCCATCAAGACCGTCTATGGGAGCCACATTATTGGCTCCCACTGAACTCCTGTTTTTTGATGAACGGTTCTTCTTACTTCCCATAATTAAATAGTTCCAGGAGTAACGTATGTTTTGGCTTCATAGGTACGACCACCGTAAATGAAACGGATAGTGAACCAAGTTACCATTTCCGGACGCAAAATACCCAAGTCTTTCACGATTTCAAACATCAGTGAATTGGAAGCCTTTGCGGTCAGCGTTTTCTTGTCTTCGCTCAACTTGCCCAAGTCAGCAGAATTTCCACGGAACTCAAGTTGTCTTTCGTCGGCAAATACCTGCACTTGATACTCTGATGTTTCCTGTTCATCAGCGTCAGCAGCGATTTTCTTGAACTTCGCAACCAGCCAAGGCAGCGATGCCTTAGAAGCAGCGTAATCGTACTGGTCTGTATATGATTTGGGAACCACAGCATAATAGGTCGCCTCGTTAAAAGCCACACCCAGTTGCAACCCGAAGATTGTACCTACTTCAGCAGGAACGCCACTTGTGAAGTCAGCAGACTCATCAATGATGAGTTCATTACCCTCGTAGCATTCTACTTTACATTCACAGGTCTTAGCAGCATTCAGCATCATCGGGATAGTTACTTCGTCTCCCATTTTGAAATTCAGACCAGCCTGTACCAGACCATGATAATTTTTACCAATAAGTCCGGTCACCATGAAGTTGTTGATAGTTGCTAACCCATCGGTCTCAACCGTAACAGCCTCCGCACCTTTCGAATAAACATATTTCTTCATCTCTTTTATGTTTTAATTCTACATTTATTAAACGATACAAATTTACAAACAAAAACGGCACTAATAAAGCATGATATCCTTATTCTTTCTTTTGGCTCTCTTTACCACGCTTTTCCAGTTCCCCCTTAACTTTCATTATAGAGTAAAGCAACTCCGCTCTCTGAGACTTCTTGATGGCTTCAAAGTTCTTATTTAAATCGTTCACAAGTCCTTTTTCCATCTTCTTAAGATTGTCGGTAGGGATATTCTTAATGTTTGACCACTTTTCATCAACCCCCTGTCGAACTTTCTCTGACAGGTATTTCTTCAAATTGACCTTCCCACTGTTAGGAACATCATCAAACTTGATGCGGGTGTACACTTCAGCCTCTTCATTGGAAGTTTCCTTTATTTCTTCTTTACGCAATTCAACCTTTCTAATCACATCCTGAACCTGTTCAACATCTTTTGCATCCTTATTTTCAGAAAGATATTTCTTCGCATCAGAAATAAACTTATCAGCTTCCTCCTCATTCATTCGATAAATTGGCTTGTACCCAGTTCTATCAAAATATTCCGGTTTTTGAGACTCTTTTGGTTTTTCGCCTCTCAATTTAGCAATCACCTCTTTTACTTGTTTCACACGCTTGTCGTACTTCTCTTTCCCGTCACGCTTAATCAAGCGTTCTTCGTTGTCCTGAAGATAAGACAATTTTCGACGAGCCTCACGCAAATCATCTTTATCGGCTTCGGAAGCCTGTCCAGACGCTTCTTGTTTGGGTTCTTCTGATTTTGAATCGTTAAACTCAATCTCATACTGAATGGCTTTTCGTTTATCAAGTTGTTCAAGCGAAATAGTAATGCCATCACCATTAGGGAAGTCAATTTCTGCAATTGGCTGTTTTTCTTTTCCATAAAGACGAACTTTCTTAATTTCGCCTTCAGCATCTTTATAGGAGTCAACCCCATCAAAGAAATATTCCTTGAAAGTTATTTTCTTTCCAACCAATTCTTTCTTGGCTTCTTTAATGTCCATTGGCGCATACTGTTTCCCTTCAGATTTTGCCTCTGGCTTGGTGGCTTCTTTCTTTGATTCTTCTTTCTCCTCAGGTTTCTTTTCACCTTTGGCTTGCTTAACAGCCTCTTCCGCCATAGTCTTCTTCGCTACGAGAGTGTTAATTTCCTCAGGGGGAAGTTTCAACTTTCCTTCGTTGACAGCAGCGATGACCTTATTGATAGCCTCAAGTTGCTGTTCCGGACTCATCTTATTGGGGTCAGTCTTTTCAGGCTTCTCTTCCTCTTTCTTTTCGGAACCGTACTTCTGCCCCACACGATGTTTACGTCTATTTTCAGAAGTATCTGAATATGTGCCTGAACGAGATTTTTCTAATCTTTCATTCAAAATTGATTTTTCTATTAGTGTCGTCATATTCCTTACAGTTAATTTGATTACGCAAATATATTACGTTATCTTGGATAATCAAAGAGTTTCCCGAAGAAAACTCCTCAATTATTCCCAGGACTCAGGAAGGAGCGATTCTTTCCCGAGTTCTTTAGCACGCTTTTTAATCCACCGTCTCGCAGCAGCAGGGTCTTTCGCCCGACCAACACTACGAATGGCGTCTTTCAAATCCTGAGTGTTGCGAATAGGAAAAGAGCCATCTTTCATGGCTTCTCCATCTTTCGCCAATTCACGTCTTTCCTTTTCCGGAAAATCGTGTTTGTTCAATGATTTCTCAAGCAGCGTTTCCATTATTCAGTAGGAATTTGGTTCTTATATGGCTGACCCACACGACCCAAACGCTGATTGTCAGGGGTATCAGCATAAACACCTGTTCCCAGTGACTTCATGATGTCGCCCTCTGTTTCACCGTTCAGCGATTTCAGGAACTCCAATGTAGGAGAATAAGCCTGTCCAACACGGTTCAAGCGACGATTTTCGAGGGTGTCACGATATACACCTTCCAAACCTTTCATGACAGTTCCGTCAGCAGCCGTTTCCCACTCAACCTGTTTAGGACGATAGAAGCGAATGACGTCTTTACCCTCTTCGTCAGCGCATACGGCTTTCTGAAGATACATTACGTCAGCCACGAAAGCCTCTTTCTCCTCGGCTGTAAGTTCGTTGGCACGACTCTTCATGATTCCTTCCTTGTAATAGGAAGCCACCTCATCGGGTGTGAATACCTCGTATCCATTGTTACGAGCAGTTTCCTCAAACAACTGGAGGGAAACTTTCTTTCCTTTATTTTCCATACGACTTGTAAAATTAAAAATTCTTTGTGAGCAAAGTTATTCATAAAATTTTAATATGGTAGGAGTGAGTTCAACGGTATGGCTCTAAAATAAAAACGGGCAGTGAGAAGATTCACATCCTCTCATGCCCCAGATTTCTGTCAAATACTTAAAAACCTAAACTTTTCTTTAATGAACAAAAAGAATCTTCTTCAAAAACTTTTTAGATGTCAATCAAACAATGTAAATCAAATCAAACTTTAGACGATGTTCGATTAGGCGAACCAGACCGAACACAAATATAACGCTGTCAATGTACAAAAGTTTTTCTCATTTCCTTATCTCCTAACAACATCGGCTGCGACAGCAGCCTCTCAGGGCGAAGTCCATCGGAGATGGCGAAGCCTGTAAACTCCGAACGCAGTGAGGTGTGTTTTCGACGTGAAAATGACTTCTTAAAATTTCCGTTCGGGACTCTAACTTGTATTTCCATTGAATACCCATTGTAACCATTATATATTGATACACAAATTTTCGAGTCCGTGAGTCTTCCCTATTTTATTGGGAGTCTTCTCCCACAAATTTTGTTTTATAAAAAGGCTTTTGAGCGCAATAAAAACAGTCATCTGAGCGCACGAAAACAGTCAAATGAGCGCAAATATACAGTCATATAAGCGCAGTCACCTACTTTATAAAAAGGCTTTTGAGCGCAATAAAAAGTGGTTTAAGCGCGTCTTAATTTTGTCCCATAAATGTTAAAAACAGGCTTGGTTGCATCCCACCCCTTTAAATAAAGGCTTAGACATGAAGTGAGCCTGTTTTTAAATTTTCCCGTTAAATTTGTGTGGAAATAAAATTACAAAGATATGAAAAAGGAAAAAGGATTAATTCAATCGAACTTGGCAACCTTTGGTATGTATAAGTTCTCGTCTTGGCAAATGAACTGTTTGGTTCATCTTGTCGAACAATTGCAACCTGCAATGTCCAGGGATATTGATTGGTTGAGTGCTGACCTGAAAGTGTTCCAGGAACATTTACCGTTGGATAAGAACGGCAATCTTCTCATTCCTATACAAATGAAAGAGATTGATAAATATCACCACGGTTCCATCGTTCTGAATGAAATAAAGAAGATGTTCAAACAGACGATTAAATACAACTTTACCAACGAACAGGGTAAATTGGTTCGGAGGGAGTGCTATCTTATCTCTACGATGGATATTGACGAGGATGACAACATCGTACTGGGGATGCCTGTTACAAGTTTACGCTGGCTTCTATATTATGGTAAAGGAATAGGAGGCACAATCTACGACAAGAAGTCTGTCGTGTCAATGAATGGTGTCTATGCCAAACGTATTTTCATGATGTTAAGCCGTTGGAAGGACAAGCGTGTCTTCTCTATGAAGATTGCTGTCATCATGAACGAACTCCAAACCCCTGAATATAGCGTACAGGATTTTGAACGAAAGGTTCTCAAGACGGCTTTTGAAGAAATGATTAGGAACCCGAACTCGGTTCTTCAGTTCAAATACTCCCTTTCCTATACAGGTACAAAAGTCGGGAAAGGAAAACGAGGATTCGATACTGTCACGTTTAAAGTGTATGATAAACTTTCTAAGGCTCAAATGGAAGAGTTCCTAACAGACTCATGGAGCAACAGAATAAATGCTATCTAATATGGGCAAAGAAGAAACTTTAACAGTGCTGAATCTTCAGGCGGAATGCGACCGTTTGAATAAGAAGATTCTCTTTCTTGAGAAGGAGAACCGTGAACAGCGCAAAGAGTTGTCCGACTATGCCAAGCGAGAAGAACAACTGTTAGGAGAGATTGAAACGCTCGAATCGGAACTTCGTGAGATTACCCGTGAACAGCGTCCTAAATATACACCCACGCAACCTGTGGAATCTGTAGAGGATTTTCTTCATCCAAAAGTAGATACTGGAACTGGGCTGAACCGAGTGGGCAAGAAAGGCTTCGAAGAAAAGTGGGAAGACTTCATGTATGCTTATACAGATGAAATCTTCATTGAGGCTGACCAGCCTGATGTTCTTTTCTATCGTGACAGTGCCGATAATTGCTTTGTCACCCCAACGGGGAACACTCGGTTGCCTTTCCCTATTCTACAAGAAGACCTCGACCGCTATAATATCCTGAAAGTTCGACCATTGACTTGCGAGGAAATGGAGGAAGTGTGCAAAGAGTTCGATTTAACTTAAATTTCAATTACAATGGTACAAATGAAGCCTTTTCATTACCTGTATGTCATCATCGGTATGTTGGTGGCTGCGTTCTTTGGAATCTCACTTGGTATGGGTATCACGTGTATGATTCCGGTCTCATTCGTTGTCATTGGGTTGTTCGCTTACCAGAACATGAAGAAAAATCTTCCTGTCGGACAGGCTATCCTCAACGGAGGTCTTCCACCACTGATAGGCGGTCTTCTCATTTGGCTATGCTTTCTACTTGGTAACTGGTTCAATGTAGGTGGCTGATGAAGAAACTGATATTCCTTTTCTTGACATTGCTGATTGTAGGCTGTGCGACAACTCGGAAGACTGTGTTCTTCGAAAGAGTGACTCCACAGCCTCTTTCAGTAATTGACAGCCTGAACACCGTTCACGGCTTGAGCGTCCCTACGAATTTAGACTCGTGGGGAAAGACGTACTTCATCGGGAGCGATTCCGTGATGACCACTGTGTATGTCCTTACTGAAAAGAAGGATAAAGTTCTGTATATCTTTTCAGTCACACAAACGGCTGGAAAGGATGATGTTCTATTCAAATTTAGGCAAGAATGATAACGAAAGGACTTGGATTTATTGAGAGTGGCGTCAATCCGAATGATACCACTTATGCTGCTCCGAAGATTGAACTCCCGAAGCGGTATGAACTGCGGGAACAACTTCGTGTCTATGACCAAGGCAGTAAAGGAAGTTGCGTGTCCTGTACAGTTGCGGAAATGTACAACTTCTATTGCAAATCGAAAGGTCGTGAACCGTCTATCGGCTTTGAATACCTGTACGACCAGCGTTCTGACAAGACTATTGACGGAATGATGCCTCGTGAGGCTTTCGAAATTTTGAAAGGTGAACATCGTGTCGAAGTATTCGCTCGTATTGGCTCTCTGGACGCTCTCAAAAAGAGTGTTCTTACCAATGGGGCAGCACTTATAGCGATGAATGTATTTTCGTATAATGACGACTTTTGGAACGGTGATGAGTTCATGGGTGGTCACGCAGTAGCGGTTGTCGGCTACGACGAAACAGGTCTTATCATCAAGAACTCCTGGGGGACTTCATTTGGTCGGGGTGGTTACACTACTCTTCCATACAGTCAGTTCAACAAAGTTCGTGAGGCTTGGACACTTCTGTCTTAAACCTGTTTCCTCTTAATTATTGAGCACTTCCTCTGGGAGTGCTCTTTGTTTTTCTTCGAAAATCAAGAAGCAGTCTCCCTGTCGCAAGCAGC